CGGTCAGGTGTTGGCGCAGTATGTGCGTGCTGCACCGGCTGCTGCGTTGAAGGTCACGCTCAGTATGATGAGCAAAGCGTTCGATGACTTCACTGTCAGCAAGGAGGATTGGGACGCAATCGCCGCTGAGGTGCAACAGACGCTTGTTGCTGGTCAGGGTGGTGCACCCGGTATGGGCGGCACTGGTAATGCACCGCAAGGACAACCCGGTGGTGCAGAGGCTGCGCAGCAAACGCAGTCAGGTGCCGGTGGCATGCAGGTAGCCGCTATGGTCGTCCAAGCACTGCAACAGCTACCACCGCCTGTGTTGCAAGCGATTGGGCAGGCACTAGCTCAGGGCGTGCCACCGGCACAAATCTTCCAACAGATGTTGGCAGCAACGCAGGGGGGCGGTGGTAAGCCGCAACAAGCAGCATGAGTGGCACAACTGAAGACAGCATACTGAAGAACATCCCTGACTTCGCGGATGGAGGCGATGATGGCCAAGTTGAAGGTGGCAGCGATACACAAGGCACGTCGTCAACGCCTGCGTCGGGCAGTGAAGGTGGTGGCGATGGACGATCATCAGCGCCGCCTACTCAAACTGGTGGCACAGGCAGCGGAGATGACCGATCTGCACAACAAGTGCAGCGACGGCACGACGGGTTGGTCGAAGTCCCAGGTGATGGTAGTACCCGTGATCTAGTTGATCCGGTAACGGGACGCACGGTTGCCAAGGGTGGTATCGAGCGGCGTGTGTTTGAGGAAGGTCAGCGGCACGCACGCGAGAACAACCAGTTGAAGCAGCAGTTAGGTGCTGTGCAGCGGCAAGTGCAGAGTGGCAATCAGGTGATGCAGGAAGCCACACGGCTGAACATCAGTCCTGAGGACCACATGGTTGCGATACGGGTGATGAGCGACTTCCTGCGTGATCCCGTGCGTACNCTTGGTATGTTGGTCGAAGAGGTGAAGAGCAAAGGCTATCCCATCCCGTTCCTGCAAGAGGGTGTCAANCCNGGNATGGACCTGAATGCGATCAGCCGCATGATCGACAACAAGCTGCAACCGCTGACACAGGAGCAGCAGCGTAATCAGCAGCAGGTGCAGTTGCGTCAACAGGCCGAACGGGAGTTACAGGGTTTCCTGGCTGAGAACCCCGAAGGCAACGCAAACCTTGACGTGCTGACCGAGATGTTGCAGGCTCAGCCTGACTTGAGTTTGCATGCAGCCTATACGAAGATGATACGTTGGGCACATGCTAACGGACTTGACTGGTCCCGACCGCTAAAACAGCAGTTGGGTCAGCCACAGCAGCCTAACTCCCAGCAGCCGGAACCACAGCCGCGTCAGATACCAGGACGCAGAAGTGCATCGGGTAATGGTGCCGCACCTGTCGGCAACAACGCACCGATGAGTGAAAACGCATCGTGGGGCGACATCATTCGTCAGGCGATGCAAGATCATGGTGTCCAGTTGAACTAGGAGTAGGCAATGCCTGTTGGAACAATTATCCCCGCTGTAGCAGACGTACTGCACAGCACAATGACGAAGAGCCGACGCAAGTTGGTTATGGCGAGTATCAAATCCAATGCACTCATGGCATGGGTATTCGCTAACGATCGAGTGGAATACGAAGACGGTGGATACAACATCACCAATCCACTCACTGTTGGACGCAATCCGAACGTTACCAGCTACAGCTATTATACGCCGCTGCCGGTTAACCAGACGGATGAGTTCGACACCGTTGAATACGGTTACAGTCGAGTTGCTGGATCAGTGATCATCTCTGATCAGGAGCAGGATGAGAACAAGGGCGCAGCGCAGATATTCAAGCTCATGCGTGAGAAGATGAATGTGCTTGAGGAGTCCATCAAGGACAAGTTCAGTCAGTACTTGTACGCGGTTGGTGGTGGTATGGACCCACTGGGTCTTGGTAGCGTGATACCGACCAACCCGACGACTGGCACGCTTGGTGGCATCAACCGTGCAACGCAGCCGCAGTGGCGCACGAGTGCATACATCTTTGCTGGTGGTATGGACAGCACGAACATCGAGGAGGTGTTCGATGATGTGCTGATGGACCTGACACTGAAGGGTGACAAGCCCACAGTGATCCTGGTTGGACGCAACATCTACCGCATGTATCGGCAGGCTGTGCGTGACAAGCTCACGTTGCCGCTGAGTGAGGGACGTGCTGGTAAGCGCATGTTTGATTTGGGGTTCGAGGGCTGCCTGCATAACAACATCCCACTGATGTATGACGAAGACTGCCCGGTGTCGTATGCGTACTTCATCAATGATGAGTTCCTGCGACTGCACATGCTGCGTGGCGTGAACATGAAGGTCAAGGAGTTGGTGGCCCCGTGGAACGTCGATGCGGTGGGTAGTCGTGTGGTGTGGCAGGGCCAGTGGTGCATGTGGCGTGCGTTTAGAACTCATGCAGTGTTGACGAACTGATGCCAGCCGCACCTGCAAAGCCACCGCCAATTCAGACGACGCCCGTCACCACACCGGTGTACTGGCGTCCACAGAATTTAGATCCCCGCTGCACAAGCTGATGAGGGTGTCATGAGTTACTCGAACGAGAGTGAAGAAGACCGCCAACGTCGTGAAGAGGAAGAGCGTGTCCGACGTGAGGAAGAAGAGCGCCAACAAGTAGAGAAGACGAACGAGCCGGGTGCCGAGCCACTCACTGATGAGAAGGTGTATCCACAGACTGCACCGACTGAGCCGCGTGTGACCAATGTTGGTCGTACGCAGGAGGAGGAAGAAACTGACGTGCAGCCTACGGATGAGGAGCGAAACCAGTCAACACGTGTTGACACGTCTGAGCATGACGATGGCATTGATGCTGATGGTGACACACCGTGAGCGGCACGATTGACTTCAAGCCTGCGTTCCAAGCCGAGAAGGTGACTGGTCGGTTCATCCGCACTGTGGTGCACATCGAGGAAGAAGTGCGTGACGTTGGTCCGCTCAAGAACAAGCAGATCATTGCACGCAGGTTGGTGCCTAAGCAGGANGAGTTCACTGACGGCTACATGATCTACTTCCCACAAGGGCACAGCATGTTTGTGGCTGCGGATGACACTGAGCAGTTGCAGAGGATTGGTGTGTTGAGCAGGCCACACATGGTGGACATGAACAGCGGTGAGATTGTGCCTGAGACGTACAGTCTGTCACCGAAGGAGATTGTGGAGCGTAAGCAACACAACCGACCGAGGGCCACAGGTGGGCTTGCCACACTAGAAGGAGACATTGAGTAATGCCCAATGTAATGACCAACCCGACGTTCTTCCCGCGTCGGATCAACAATTACGTCCCAGCGATGATGTATAGCTCGGATGTGAACTGGAACGGTGTCACGCGTGTGAGCTTCGGTGCACCTGCTGCGGCTAATGCCACTGCGATTGTGAATGCGCAGAGCATTGCAGTTGCACTGAGTGTGGACCTGACTGGTGCTACACCGATTGTCGAGACGTATGGACGCACGATCTCGGTTGTGGCCAGTGGTGCAGCGACATCCACGTTGACGGTGAAGGGGTGGGACTACCTCGGTCAACCGATCAATGAGGACTTCACACTGAATGGTGCAACACCTGTGGCTGGTAAGAAAGCGTTCAAGGCGTTCCAGACACTGGTGATCAACACGACAACGGCAGCGACCACGATCAACATCGGCACTGGTGCTAGTCTTGGTTTGCCATACAAGGCACTGAGGGCTGAGTGGGAAGTGGCGAACGGTGTTGCGGCTGCTGCTGGTACACTGATTGCTCCTGCACTGACTGATCCGCAGACTGCAAGCACTGCTGATCCACGTGGTGTGTATACGCCGACCACGGCACTGAATGGCACGAACATCATCAGTGCAGCGTTCAGCTTCGCCAACGATGTGAACACGGCCAACAACGGTGGTCTGCACGGCATTCGTCACTTCGCAGCGTAGTCCCTACAACGTGCGTAGTGATGAACTGGCAGGCGGTGCGTCGTCCCAAGCGCGCCGCCTGTCTAGCAGGAGGGCTGTATGGCAGGCACCCTTGTCAGGGACATCGTAAACGCAGTCATCACTGAGTTATCACAAGTGCCCGGTGTGGCGACGCAGATTTACGCGTCGGGGCGCATACGTCAGTACGTGCAGGATGCGTACCAGCTAGAAGTCGATGAGTTGTGGTGGCCACGGTATATGCTGTGGCAGACCGTTGGTGTCGATGGTGCGACTGGTCTGCTGACTGCTGACCTAAAGGGACCGATCAGCTACATCGACGAGTACGAGGACATCCGTGCGGTGTTCCCTGCTGGTAGCAATCGACAGCTTGTCGAGTTCCCACAGTCGATGAACCCGGATGGGATTGTCAGCACTGGTAGCAGCAGTCGGTTGTTCGTGACGCCTGACTACACAGTGCCCCACAGGCCATTCAAGGTCATACCGCCCACCACGCTGTCTGTGACTGTGCATGCGAGGCAGAGCACGCCACTGCCACTGTCAGATGACACGACGGTGTATGTGGACAACCTGCTGCTTCAGTACGATGCAGCGTGGGCGTACTGCGTGGATGACGGAACGGTGCCTGCGCAGGTGAACAAGTTCCAGATGCTTGCCACTGCGCGTAGGCGTCGGTTGACTGCTGCAATGGCACAACAGCCGTTGTTGCTCGATCCACGGTTCCCGAGTGCAAACGTGGACGGATCAATGGGCGACTTCACTTACTTCGTGCTGGACTCGGACCCACTGGCATGACGACGACGACGTTCTATCGTGGCGAAGACCCACTGCGTGCAGACAAGCTGAACCAAGCATTCAGTGAGCGTGTCAGTCGTGAAGGCGACACGATGGCTGGCATGCTGACGTTGGCACAGGACCCGATTGACATCTTCCATGCTGCTACTAAGCAGTATGTGGACACGAGCATCGCTGGTATCTCACCGGGTACGTACTTGCCAATCGGTGGTGGTACGATGGAAGGTGACCTGTTGCTGTATGGGCCACCGACCAGCGACATGATGGCGGTGACGAAGAAGTACGTGGACGACAACATCGTTGTTGGCGCGTACTTGCCACTGACTGGTGGCACGCTGACAGGTGTGCTGACACTTGCGTTCGATCCTGCGTTGCCGTTACAGGCTGCGACCAAGCAGTACGTGGACAACCGGGTGACGGTTGGTAGTGCGTCACTGGTTGTGTCTGATACGCCACCTGTGCCTGTCAGTGGTGGTATGTGGTTCAGCAGTGCAGACCTGCAACTGTATGTGAATTACCAGGACCCGACTGGTAGTCCACAGTGGGTGCCTGCCACGAACACGCCGTTGCCGTTCGACACGTATGCACCGTTGTCGATGGTGCAGGCTAACGTTGGTCGCAATCTTGTCCACAATGGTCTGTTCAACGTCGCGCAGCGTGGTGGTGGGCCGTTTACCACGAGCGGTTATACGCTGGACCGTTGGACCTGCGCTGTTGGTGGCGGGACGGTTTCGGTCAGTCAAACGGCAGCAGGGGACTATGATCGCAGCAGCATCAGTGATGAAGCAGTAAGCAACATCTTCACCTGCGTTGGCGCAGGAACGTCTGGTGCAGGTGACTATGTAATCCCTGGCGAGCATCACATCGAGGATGTGCGTAGACTGTCTGGTAAGACGGTTACCCTGACTTTCTGGGCACGAGTGATTTCCGGCCCCGCCACATCAAAGCTTGGCATTGATCTCTACCAGAACTTTGGCACAGGCGGTTCACCGTCCGCGATAGTTAAGCTGACTGCGCAGGCTGTCACGCTCGCAGCCGGATGGGTGCGCTACACAACGACCTGGAACATACCGAGTATTGCAGGCAAGACGTTTGGCACGACACCGAACACCAGTTTTACTGCCGTCCAACTTTGGATGAGTTCCGGTGCAACGAACAATGCCGATGCTGGCGGTATCGGTGTGCAGAGCTACACACTTGGTCTCTGGGGCGTCCAGCTAGAGATCGGCAGCGTTGCCTCGCCGTTGGAGAAGATAGAGTATGCCGATGATCTGCAACACTGCCAGCGGTTCTTCGAACGTCGGGCACTGGCTGCCAATGAAGCTATTGGTGTCGGCACGACGCAGACAAACTTCAATCCACCGACCGCTTATTTCGTTATGCTGCCATTCAAGGTGACCAAGCGTGCCGCGCCAACCATCACAACGTCTGCGGTCGGGAGCTTCTTTGTGGCTGGGATGGCTGCGAGCGGCATATCGACAGGATCGAGCGCGGATACTGCATGGATGCACGTTGCTGCGCCCAGCGGAAGCACTAACGCTCCGTGGACCTGCGTCCCTGTGCAGGCAAGCGGAAGTGGTGCAACAATCGACTACTCGGCGGACCTCTGAGGTAACCCATGGCATTCGACTTCCCCAACACACCAACCATCGGTCAGGTCGTCAATGGACCGAACGGTGCACGGTATACGTGGGATGGTGACAAGTGGGTAGCGAGTTCTGGTAGTGAGACACGACAGGTGCCGATTGCGTTCCCGTTCGTTGGTAAGCCAACTGCTGCCATGCAAGTCAACGTGCCACTGCCACAGGGTGTGACTGTGCCTGCTAGCTTGGCTGGTAGCGTGGTGTACGACGCAACGAAGACGACTGCTGATGCTGTGTTTGCAGTGAACAAGATCAGTGCAGGCGTTACGACTGCGTTGGGGACAGTCACCATCACGAACGTCAGTAACACGTCGGTCACGTTGGCTGGTGCAGGTGGTACACTGAGTGTTGGCGACGTGTTGCAGTTGGTTGCACCGAGCAGTCAGGATGCGACGCTGAGTGATTGTGGCATCACCATCCTCACCACGCGAGTGTAGACACGATGGCATACACGTTTGGTGACGGGTTCGATCTCTACGCCGCAATCGCTGACGCGGTGGTGGGCTACTGGGACAGTGGCACAACGACGAACTCCACCCTTGTTGCTGGGCGGTTTGCCGGTGGTCAGGCGTGGAGCACAGGCGCCAACAACAGCATCATTGCCCTTACAAAATCGAGCGGGGCAAACGACGCTGTGCATCATCTCGTGATGGCGTTCCGTCAGAATGTCGCACTCACCGGCACAAATCTGGGATGCAACCTGCAACTGCTCGACGGCACAACGGCGCAGTGCAGCATCGTGTTCCGTAGTGATGGCGCTGTCTTATTGACCTCTGGCACTCCTGCTGGGGCAGTTCTGGCCACCTATACCGGCGCGGTGACAGCGCAGAACACATGGGCGGCATTTGAGTTCGAGGTGATCATCTCAAACACTGTGGGTCGGTTCCGTGCGCGGAAGAACGGCAACGCGTCCGACGATTACGACAGCGGCGCGACGTTGAACACGCGCCCCGGTGCCAATACCTACGCCAACAAGCTTCAGTTTAGCTCTGGTCCGACCCAAATCAGTATCGGTGCCAACCAGCAGGTTATAGACGACCTGCTCTGGCGCAGCGACGCCGCCAGCGTGCCGTTCGTGGGCGACATCCGCGCGTATACACGCATGCCCGCGAGCGATGTGCAGGCGCAGTTCAGCCGCAACACCGGTGCCACAAACTTCTCAGCCGTGGACGAGCCGCAGCAGAACGGCGCGACGGACTATGTGTTCTCCGCTACCGCAGGGCAGAGCGACCTCTATGGCATCGCCGCACTTGCTGCGACGCCCGCATCCGTCGTGGCGGTGACCACGCGCGGCTTCGTGCAGAAATCGGACGCAGGCACACGCAACGGTGCGGTGCAGATGAAATCAGGTAGCACGACAGTGCAGAGCACCAGCATCGCACTGAGCACATCATGGCAGTGGCTGTGGCGCACTGACGCGACGGACCCTGCGACCGGCAGCACATGGACGCCGGTTGCAGTCAGCAACGTAAACATCGGGCCGGTGGTGACCGCCTGATGCCAACAACGTGGAACCCCTCCGATCTTGCTAACTGCACACTGAGCGGTGGCAATCTTGTCGCGACCATGACGGGTTCCAACCCTGGCGTGCGTAGCCTGGATCGTGTGCTGACAACTGGTAAATACTACTGGGAATGTGCGTTTACCACGCTGACGAACGCTGCTACTGGCGTGTGTCTCGGCACGGCGACATTCGCTGGAATGGCATCGAGCGCACTGCTTGGTGTCGTAGCGTCGCAAGGCGGTATTGTGACGCTGAACGGCGTCAGCCAGGGCAACTTGCTGGGTGCGTTCACCGCAGGCGATGTGTGTTGCATCGCGCTTGATGTAGACAGTAGTCAGGTCTGGTTCAGACGCACAGCAGCCGGAAACTGGAACGGTAACGCCAGCAACAATCCGGCAACGGGTGTTGGTGGGCTTAGTCTGCGTGGGTTCTGTGGTCCGGGTTACGATCTCTATGCGTTTGCCGGTAGTGGTTCAGGTGCAGCCATCACCGCAAATTTCGGTGCGACCGGTTACAGCGGCACGGTGCCGAGTGGTTTCGTCAATATCCCGACAGGCACAGCGGTAGTCACCAACGATGTACTGACACAAGCCGCGCTGGAGCAGTGGGGCAGCGGCACACCTGACATGCAGGCGACGCAGCTTGCTGTTGAGATGTGGGGCAACACACAAACGGTGAACCCACTGATGATCGCTACGCAGTTGGCGCTTGAGATGTGGGCACCGGTTGCTACCGTCACACCCCCAGTCGTGCAGACGCAGGCACGTGCAATGATCTTGGTGTAGAGATGTACCTGCAACGCACACAGAACGGCCTCAACCCACGCGGTCAGCAGCCGCAGAGCAACTTGCAGACCACGACTGTCAGGTCGTTCGAGGGTGGCCTGAACGTGTCTGACACTGACCTCAACATGTCACCGAAGTTCGCACGTATCCTCGACAACATGGAGCGGCAGACGGATGGCTCGTTGGCATTGCGTCCTGGCACGCGTCTGTTCAGCAGTGACCTGTGGGACGTGTCGGTGGATGTCATCAACCACACGTACTTCAATGGCTACGTCATCGCTGTGCAAGTGAGTGGTGCATGGACCAAGGTGGACGGTGCCGGTAACGGTGTGAACATGTCGTTGATCGCTGCACCAGCAGGCACACGTCCGTGGACCAACCCTACTGACTATGCGTCGTTTGCCATCTTCGGCAGTGACCTGATTGGTGTCAACGGCAAGGACAAGCCCATCATTGTCAAGGGCAGGACCACTGATCCTAACTACATGGAGGCACAGTATCTTGTCGATGAGGCGTCTGGCTCGAACATCAACACGCCCATTGGCAAGTATGTGGTGACGTTTGGACAATATCTCATCATTGCAGGAGTGGCGTCGGACCCGAGCACGATCTTCATCTCCGCTCGTGGAACTAGCGGCACGTTCTTTGGAGATGCAGCACCGAATGACGGTGTTAACGTTGACCTCGGTCCTCGCGTGTCACTCGGCAGTAGCACTATCACTGGCCTTGTGGCTTATCGAGACAAGCTGCTGGTCACGTTCGAACGCGGAGTGATACCGCTCAACCTTGGCATCTACACAGGTGACCCTGGTGTGCACACGCCAAGTGATGACGGCTTCATTCAGGAGTTCGGTTGTCTGTGTCACAGGTCACTGGTGTCGGTGGGCGATGACACGTTCTTCAACGACAACATCGGTGTCAACAGCATCAACCGTGTGAACGTGTTCAACACGCTACGTCCGGTGCGGGCCAGTCACCTGATTGATCCACTGACCACTGCCAGCATACAGCCGTTGAGTGAGGCGCAGATACAGAGGTATATGTTCGCCATCTACGACCTCCGCAACTTCCGCTACATGCTGTTCGTGCCGGTGTTCGCAGAAGATGGTGTGACGATCACTGAGACGGTGTGCTACAGCTACACCAACATACCGACACTGAAGGTGCAGGCGTGGGCACGACTGCGTGGTTGGAAGTGGCAGTCGGCGTGTCGAACGAGCTTGCAGAACATCATCTTCAGTCGTGGTGACAGGCTGTACTCGTACGACTTCGACAACCAGTCAACACATGCTGACAGGTTGGGTGATCCTGATGTAGAGGATGGTGAAGGCGAACCCATCGCGTTCGACTGGGAGTTGCCGTGGGCGGACATGAAGCACCGCATGAACATCAAGCAGATACGCTATCTGGCACTCGACACGACAGGCACAGCCAAGTTCACGGTGCGTGCGTACGTGGACAACATCCACAACTACCACAGCGTAGACAGTCCACTGCTGAGCATGCAGTTCACAGGTGGCAGTGCAGGTGGGTATGGTGACACGCCGTATGGTGATGGACCGTATGGTGGTGGACGGCGGTCGTCGGATGAACGGCTGTATGCGTTCGTGGCGAAGTTCAAGATACTGAAGCTGCGGTTCAGCGGCTCGACACGCAACCCGCTGCGGTTCGTCAGTATATCGCTGGGCTACATCCCAGGCAGCATCAGGAGATAGGCATGGTTTCGTTCACCACCAACCTGCGACTGCATGTGCCTGCGTTCGACCAGGACCCGTGGGATGAGGATGTCAACGACAACTGGTACACACTGGATGCGACGGTTGCCAAGTTCTTCGGTGTCGCCAACCTGACTGGTGTGTGGAAGAACGCCACACCGTATGCCAATGGTCAGTCAGCAGTGGACTTCGCAGACGGCAGCATATGGACGTGCAACATCGCACATACCAGTGCTGCGGTGCCGACCACGTTTGCTGAGGACAGGCTAGCCAATCCTGGCTACTGGATAGAGAGTGTGTCCACTGCACAGGAGTATGCACAGGCTGCGGCAGACAGTGCAGGTGCAGCACAGGTGTCTGCTGGTGAGGCTGCTGAGAGTGCGGCTGATGCTGCTGCTGCTGAGGCAGTGGTGAACGGTGCACTGCCAATCACTGGTGGCACCATGACTGGTGAGTTGGTGTTGTTTGGCGACCCAGTGAATGTGTTGGCTGCGGCAACACGCCAGTATGTGGATGCGCGTGTGGGTGGTGTTGGCTACCTGCCGACCACGGGTGGCACGATGACGGGGGCGATCACGTTGGCAGGCAACCCGAGTGGTGCACTGGATGCTGCACCGAAGCAGTACGTTGACTTGTTCATGCCGACTGCTGGTGGCACGTTCACTGGGTCGATCACGTCGAATGGGAACGTGAGTGCTGGCGCTGGTATGTATGCAGCAGGCAGTCCTGGGTACACGCTGGTTAACTCGGGTGCTGCATTCACCTCGGACTCCAACTACACGAACCTCGTGTTCGATAGTGGCAACTGGCGGTGGCAATACAACAGAGCCGCTGGCCATTTGCAGTATGTTCGTGGCAGTGACAACGTGGCGCTTGCAACCATCAACTCTAGTGGCGACATTTCAGCAGTAGGCAATCTCTACGCCAACGCTAACATCTTCTTGGCACGCAACGTTGCAAACAACTTCTACCTCGCAGGTGACGGCAGCAACCTGTACCTGAACTTCGAGAACGGCTACGCACTTGTGTGGAACCGATCGAACGGAATTTACACGCTCAGTTCGCCAAGTGGCCCACGGATGACGGTGGACACGGGAGGTAACGGAGTTTTCGCAGGCAACATGTCGTGCCAGGGTGTGTACGCATCAGGTGGGTTGTTCCAGATTGCACCTAACTACTACATGCAGCGTGGTAACGATGGTCACTGGCGGTGGGTAGAGGGTGGCACAGTCAACATGGAACTGTCGAATGATGGTAACATGGCCGCACTGGCAGCAATCACCGCAGGCGGTAGTGTGTTTGCTGGTGTCAACGTGGTAGCGTCACAGAATGTCTTTGCAAGCGGTAACCAGATGGTTATGGGCAACGGAGGCGCCGGTCGCCTGTTGCAGATGAGTCCAAGCTGGTACTGGGAGTGGAACTCATCCAATGGCACACTCATATGGAATACGCCATCAGGCTACGAGTGGATCATACACGGTGCAGGTCAGTGCTACAACGA